GAAACAAAAATGATACGGACACTCAAAGCCAGCGAGTAAACCCTCGACTAAGTCTTCTACTAAGAAGAAGGCTAAGAAGATCATCCGCAGACGCTCCGGTTACTAATGCCTAAGAAAGCTTCACAGAGATCTCTCGATAATTGGACACGGGAGAAATGGGGGACCAAATCCGGTAAGCCGTCTTTGAAGACAGGCGAGCGGTATTTGCCGAAGGCCGCGCGTGAAGCTTTGACGGACGAAGAATATGCCCGCACTAGCCGGAAGAAGCGGAAAGGTATGCGTAAAGGCAAGCAGCACGTTAAGCAACCTAAAAAGATTGCGGAGAAGACTGCTAAGTATCGGAGCAAAAAAAGGCTCTTGAAGAAGGCACGGAAAAAAGCGCGTAAGCGCAAATCATGAGTCGTTTCATACTCTACAAACCTACACCAGAAGATGTCGCTGAAGCGTGCCGGAGATCTGACGCCTTAGGAAATCTCAGGACATCGTTCACTAACGGTAAAGGAAACATGACTGGCTTCTTAGGTGAGGTCGCTTTTGAAAAAACTTTTAAACAGTTCGACTACGTAGGAGATAAGTCTTACACTCACGACTACGAATACAAAGGTCTCAAGGTTGACGTTAAGGCTAAGAGCTGCAACACACCCCCTAAGTTAAATTACAATGCCTCTGTAGTCAGGACTAAGTTCAGCAAGTTTGAGGCCGACGTATACTTCTTCATGCGCGTCCACAAAGGTCTGCGAAAGGTATGGCTTTGCGGGTGGTCCCCTAAGAAATCCATCATCCACAAAAAACGATTCAACGAAAGAGGTGAGCGTGACGCAGACGGATTTAGATTCAAAGCTGATGGCTACAATATCGAGATCAAGAGAACTCGTCGGCCAGACGCTTTCGAGTCACTGCTCCTCCGGCGGTAGGCAGTTATGGTGGATGTGACCCGTCTTTTTATAGACGGGCCTTATACCGTTAGGAGCGACAAAATCTACAAACTCACTGAGTGGAGCATCTAAGTAAGCATCTATAACAGACGGGTCACCCCCAATTTGCTCTAGAATTTGTCTGAGTTCCATCCAAAACTCACCGCAGAGTTCTTGCCTCCTGATCTGAAGATCTTCGTTTGTCATCCGCTGTATAAGCTATATCGTAAATCTCACTCAGGTCAATGCTCCACAATTTACCTCCGCCTTGTCCTTGAGAAATAACGGGTCGGATCTTTTTATTGACTCGGCTCGCCTCTTCAAGAGTTATCATCCCCCTTCGACAAAACTCCAGATTACGAGAAGAACCTACGTCACGCCCATTATTCAATTCGTGGAGCGCCACTTGAAACTCAGTGAGAGTCCCACTCCATAGGTCCAAGTCAGGGTAAACTTCACGGCAACGCTTGGCGAAGAACTCGACTAGCTCTGCAATCGAACTACGGCTGCTGTTATCATAAGCGGCATCGGCAATGGTAGGCTCGATGTATGACTTAACTCCGAACCGCCCAACGTCTTCAACTTCTTTAGGGATCTTCCAGTCGAGTAGGAACTTACCAAAGTGCGGCAGTTCTTGTTCGATGGTAGCTTCTAACTGGGCGTTAGGTGGGAATGATGTTGTAGAGGAGTCAGCAATCAATAAGGCCATAAGCTTATCACGGTTACTGGTATCCAAAGAAGGAATCACTGACAACGAGTTAGCGTCCATGTTCAGAGACAAGATAACTCGGCCTGTCCAAGGAATCGACATAGCGTCTGCATACTTGGCCATATATTCGACTCTCGGATTAGCTACCGCACGCTTGAGCAACTCAGTCGCACGTCTCTGATCTTGAAAGCTAGCTGCTGAGGTAGTGTCATCAATAACCCAAGAGGCGACACGACCTAAGTCTTTGTTAAACTTCGTCTGACCTGACAGATAATCAGACGCATCAGAGAAACCCCCGACGAGTCCGCTGATAATTTTGTTCGACAGTAGCGACTTGCCGCGACCTGTCGGCCCGACCAGCAGCAGAGCTTGTCCCTGTAAAGGAACCCTATCCAAGACCGCAGTGTAAAAACGCTGCATCCAAGAGTAAAAATAATCTAGGGCTGGGTTCTTTGAGCTATCTACAAATAGCTGATTGAACCATTGATAGAGGAACGGCCACTTTGACGGGTCACCGTCACCGTCAGGGTGAACTGGAACTAGGTTAGAGCAGTTGAGAATCCGGCTAGCGTTGTAAGATACGATGCGCTCGTTTGAGAACACGACAGGAGCGATCTCGTCAATCCGGTTGTTGTTACTAACTGTCAAGAGAGCTTCTTCTACTTCACTGATTGCCCTTCCTCTTCTAACTCTTACAGAGAAGCCAGCTTGCCTAAGCTCAAGAAGGAGTTGTTCCTTCGGAATCGAGACTGCGTTCCCGTAGAGCAGCTTGAAAAAGGTCTTACCATTAAACCAGTATTCGTCGAGGAGGTTAGCCAGCTTCTTGGTCTCATAGTCTTTGACGAATGAACTACCAAAGATTTCTGACCAACTCATGAATCCTTTACCAGCTCTGTCTGAATAACAGACAATACCATCTTCTACAACCTGACAACCGTCACGGTCAATACCGTCGTCAATCCAGAACAGTGGTCCTCTGGCTCCTACTTCAAATTCACCGAACCACCGATTCGGGAATCGGGATTCAACTTCAGAGGCGACCACATCTAAAGGAATTGATGTGTCAGAAGACTCTGGTGGCTTAGACGATACCGCCTTCGACAGGCAAGCGTGGGTTACTTGAGAAGTGATCTGCTCTCCTGTTTTTATCCAGTCTTCTCCTAACTCAAAATATTGATTAGGGCGTAGTGAAGTTTTATCAAAGCCCGCAAAAAGCTTATCCATTTTTATAGCCTTGTTCATGTAGTTCATAAACGACTCATACATAGATGGGTCTATAGGCATCGGCGTATCAAACTCCCACACTAATCGAAGGTATCCACTTTCTGTTCTACTAGCCCACGTAGGTAATGGGCTTGCCAGACACACTTTCTCAAGCTTGCTTTCAAAACTCACCCAATCAATTGGGGAGTCGTAATCAGCTACTACTCCATGAATCTTATGAACAGGATTGTCATTACTAACTCGTTTGGAAGGCGCACGTCCTTCAACACAAGAATAGAAAACGTGGTCGGTAGTGTTGTTACTACACCATTCGCGGTAGTCTGCTTTGTTCTTAAAGTTAGGTTTGGGTAGCTTCAGGTTATGAAGTTTACTCGTCTTCTCTGCTTTACTGTCGCGTAGGTTACGCAAATATCTGTAGGTCATTATTTTTGGTATTGGGTTAGAATTTCTCCCTCTGCATCCAGAGGAATATCGCTAATCCACTCAGGAGGAGTGGACATAATTTGGGTAATTTTTTGTAAGGTCTCTTCGGCTTTATCTTCATCACACTCGCAGATTACTTCATCATGAACGTGGAAGATAATATTTATGTCAGCCTTGTCGATCTCTAACATCATGAAACTGAAAATATCTCTGGCCAAAGCCTGTGAGAGATTCTCAGCGAGGACTCCACCCCATAGTTTCATGATGCGTTTTTGGCCATTTCGGTTAATACTGGAGACAAACTGGATTCGTCCTTGGGCCAGAGTCTTGCGAAGATTACCGTAGTTAAGAGACCTTCCTGACGGAAGCGTCAGAGATAGGCGACCAGCATTATACGCTTTATCGACTTCCTTGTCTAGTTTCTTCCAGTAGCGGGGAACCTTCGCAATCTTTTTCCGGTATAGATCGACCGCGTCTTGAGCTTCTTGCTGAGGCATATCATACATCTCAGCAAACCGTTTAGCCCCTGCACCGTAGCCGCAGCCTAATACGAGAGCCTTAACTTTGTGTCTCAGCTTGGCGTCTTCCTTCTTCAGGACTCCCCTATCTTCAGACCACAAGCCGAACTGGATTGCGAACGCTTCGTAGATATCATCTGATTTTTCAATAGCGTCCATTGTCTCTCGGTCACCAGACAGCCAGCACAGCGTACGGACTTCGATCTGCGAGAGGTCAACAACGACTAGCTTCTTACCTTCAGGAGCAGTAATCAAGTTACGCATGTTGACTCCGAACATACCCTCTCTAGGCAAATTCTGGAGGTTCAGGTTCCCGCCGCTCCCGCTAAAGCGTCCAGTGTGTCCTCCAAAATACATAATGCCGCCGTAGTATCGGTTGTCTGGCATAGTAGCGTGATCAAAACTTTCCAGCTTTTTCTTAATCGTGTTGATGCGTCGCCAGTTCGTTACGGCCTCGATCCATTTGTATTTGTGTCCGTGCGCGAGTATCCATCTCTGGGCATCAACATCAGTTTTAGCGAGAGAAGCAGGAGGCTCGATGCCGAGCTGAATGCAGTGTTCATCAAATGCTTTCCGGCTCAGTAGAGGTTTTTCGTCAGCCCAAGGAATCGACTTCTCAGTTTCAAAGATGAGTTCATTGATTGTCTCCTTGGCCTTACGTAAAGCATCCACATCGATTGGTATCCCTCTCTGGACGATACGTCGGTTGATAACGCTGATGTCCCGCTCAAACTGAGACCACTTACACTCATAAGCCTTCCATAGACGGAGACAGAGAACAGAATCTTTGATGGCGTATTCTTCTACTTCCTTCTGGAACTCCTTAGTCATACCAGTCCACGTCTTACCGGACATGTTATCACGGGTAGATTTGGAGATCTCTAAGTCGAAGGCTTCAGCCGTTGAGTTCTTCAATGATCTTGGCAGACCCACAGCAGCAGCCATGTCTGCGGTGCAGTGCCATTCGGCGGGTTCTACTTTAGGCCACCAACCATAGTTAATGCCGTAGAGGTAAAGTGTTTCATCAAATGATGCGTTATGGGACAGGACAATATTGCCGTTAAGCATTGGCCAGTCAAAATCTTCAGGGTGGCCAACCCATTCGTATCCATCATCTCCGACGACACTCACCATATAAGCGTCGAAGTCGTAATGAGAAAAGTATCCTAACGGTCCGAGCTTTCGGATAGAGCAGTGCTTATCATAGTAAGTTTCAAAATCTAAGGCGTATGTATTCATATAAGTTTATTTGTGGGCAGAAAAAGCCCACCGCAAAGGGAAATGTTGGAAAACTCTGCGGCGGGCTTGCTTTCTAACGACTATTCTTTCGATTCCAAATCTAATTCAGTCTGCTCACCAGTAACATGCTGGAGAGCTTCCCGAACTACCCTCAACTTTCTCAAGTTGGCTCCGACTTGGGAGAGCTGATCCTCGACTTCAGCGATCATGCCGTCGAGCATCGTGATCTCTTCGAGAAGGAGATCGCGGGTTTTTTGTTCTTTCTCTTCGTCAGTCATAACTAAGCTCCGAGAAAGTTTTTAACAAATGCGGTAACAGCTTCATCGGCTTCTTCCTTAGTCACGGTAAGTGACGGATTAAACCAAGTGTATTTACCCTTACTAAGTTCTTCAGAGACGAAGTTCCATACTTTGCTATGGATAGTAATTCCAGACTGAAGAGCGGCGAATGTCGCAAGACGCTTGTAGGTTGAACGGTATGCGTTCTTACCTACATTAATCTTACCCAACGCATAGTTGTGGTCGCCGATAGGTAACTGAAACGCCTCGTCGTTTTCACTACCTTCAGGCTGACGCATGAGGAGAGTGATCTCGGCGAACTCGGTCATATCCCACTCTGACTCTGCTGCAATAGCGTCAGACTCAGATTTAGACCAAGCGATACGGGGGATGTCCTCTTCATCGAAGGGGATGTTCTCCCGCCAGCCCTTCTGGGCAGCGACAGTGATCGTCTTAACCGGAGTGTCCGGTGGAGCGACCTCGTATGTCTTGTCGAAAAGAATCGATCCAACTGGAGCGTCAGACTGAGACATCTTTTGACAGACATTAATACGTGGAATCTCGATGTCCTCTACGTCGATTTCGATTCCGCTTACGTTGGTGGAGAGACCAGTGTTGGTCTCGGCAGCAACGACTTCTTGGGTTTTGGTTTTAGCCATAATATCAATTATTGTTTTGGTTTATTGAGTCGCGACACTGTGTCGTTCGTCGGATGTTTCAACGATTCCTGCATCTTCGCATTCGTCGAGGAAAGGTTGTTTGCTATCGGCTCCCGCTTTCTTGGCAACCTTGGCGAGCGGGATATTAACTTGATCTAGTAACGTGTCGAGATCTATTCCATGTTTTTCTGCAATTTTTACAAAAGTAGCATTGTCAGAGATTTTTCGGGTCCGCCCCATCGAGCGTAGTTTAAGTCCATCAAGCTGCTCACCGTCTTTAAGAGCGTCGAGTGTTTTACGTTTAATAGACGCTGACCAGTTCTCAACAATCTTCGCGATGTTAAATAGCTCAGAGAGTCTAGCTGGATTGTCCACGTCAGTCGGATCAATGTCCGGCAACGTGGTATCTAGTTTCTTAGCTACGCTGATAACGAGTCCACCTAATGCAGGACAAGTATCTTCGTGCTTACAGAATCGGCAATACTGAGTCGGAGTGCATTCCTCCAGCTCCGGTGTGCCGGACTCCCATTTAGGTCGGATCTTTTCGCCTGCCGTTATAACACGGCTAAGATCCTCGACTAAAGTAGGGAGATCGCCTCGCGTAAACGTGTGGTGAAGGGTCGCATTATGCTGCGGCACGTAAAACGCGAAAACGATCTCTTGAATGTCTGGGTACTTCTGGAAGGCTCCAGTCGTATAGGCTTTGGCTTGCCAGTTCTTCTCTGGCGGATCAATAATACTGATTCCGGTTTTATAATCGGCCATGACTGCTCGGTCACCTCCTTTAAGGATAAGGAATCGATCACAGGTTCCCCATGTCTCAGTACCATCTAGGGCAACCTCAACCTGAATCTCGTTTAGCTCCTCAGAGACGTCCCCAAAGTTATCCATGAAATCCTGCTCCATTTGAACGATCTGTTCATAGATATCATGTTCCTGTTCGGTGTGGAGGGCAGAAGGGTCAAAAACTTCTAGGGCCTCGTGGATTCTGGTCCCCATTTCGGCTGCCGCTGACGTCCCGTCGCGACCTTGATAACCAGCACAAGCGGCTACATATTT